TTATTCTTTGGTATCAGTTGGGGGCGAATTTCGCACACTTTTGGCCGGGGTGTGCGAAGTGTGCGTGGCGGCCAGCTTTTCAAATGCCGATAGGGTCTGCGTGTCGCGCGCAGCTTCCCGGGTCTTGGCATAGCGGCGCGTCACCTGAATATTCTGGTGGCCGAGGTTCATCTGAACCGTGCCAAGGTCGGCGCCCCCATCGAGCAGCAGCGTGGCGTAGGTATGCCGGGCCGTGTGCGAGGTAACGACCTCGTGCATCAGCCAGTGTTTTTCTATGCGTTGGGTGCCTTTATAAGACACGTCGAGTACGGGTCGGTCAATGCCGGCCAGCCTGGCTACCTTCTTAATATCTCGGTTGAAGTCCTGCAAGCAGCTCACGGGCAGCCGGCCGCCGTAGCGCTCCCAAATAGCCTGGGCCACCGGCGGCAGGCTCACGCGCACCTTGCGCTTATTGCGCCGCCCCTTGACCTGCACGTATTCGAGCATGTCGCTGGTGGTGCCGGCCTCAGGGCTGAGCCGGGACAGGTTGCTGAACCGCGGGCCCGTGTAACAGGCAAATACGAACGTGTCGCGCACCTGGGCCAGCCAGGGCGTGAGGCCGGGACAATCAAGGAGCGCCTGCACCTCGGCGTAGGTCAGTGGCTCGCCTTCCTTCTCGTAGGTGTACTCATCCTTCAGCCAGTCATAAGGCTGGCCGGCAAACTTGACTAGCAGGCGCAGCCGCTTGATGTAGTCGCCGAGGCTGTTGGAGTCGACGCCAAAGGTACCGCCCTTCTGTGGGGCTTCCTCCAGCATGTACGCCGCCCACGTATCGACCAAGGCCGAGCTTTGCGTTTTGCGGTCAGGTAGCAACTCGCGCACGGTGGTGCCCTTCCGGAAGCGCTCCCAGTGGTCGGCTAAGGGCTTCATCTTCCGCAAGTGGCTGTGCGAGTATTTGGCGCGGTAACGCTCCACCCAGCGCTCAGCGAGTACGGGCAGCGGCAGGTCGGCCAGCTCGGCCTCGGCCGGAACTTCAGTTTCTACCACGGCGCTCGGGCGCACCACGGCCAGCACCGCGTTTTTCAGTTCCTCGGGCGTAACGTGTTGGCGCTGGCCGGCGGCTAGGTTCAGCACGTCGGTGAGCAGCGTTTCCAGCTGGTTGAGCCGGGCCACCGTCAGGTTCTCGTCCTTCTTGGGGCGCTGGCGCTCATCGTTCCAGTTCTTCGCCGTGCAGGCCTTCCCAGTGCTCAGCCGCACCGCGGGGTTCGTGCCAGGTACGGCCGCAGCGTGCTTGCCCCAGCGAACCTCTAAATAAATAGGGTGGTATCCGTCCTGGCTGGCCTTGTTATGTAGATAGAAGCGGTGCTTTATGCCGTCAGTCATAGGTTAGTCTTCGGCGGGCATATAGACCGCCTCCCCAACTTTCCACATGCAAAGGATGTCGCCGAGGTCCACTAGCATCTCAGCGCCGCCGTTGTCGCTGGTCAGCGTCAGCACACCCTCCTTATTGTTGGTGATGCGTTTAATGATGAACATGGCCGAGCGTAGGCTGATGGCGTGCACGCCCTGCGCGTACTGCCAGTTGCCCGAGCTTACCGGACGCACCACGTAGCGCGAGCGCTCAGGGTAGCGCGGGGCCATGCTGTTACCCTTGATTTCCATGACAGCAGCACCCTTGTAGTCTATACCCTGGATTTTCAGGACATTGCAGGTGCCAAATTCTTCAGGGTTGAAATCTTGACAATTATTTGCAAAACTGCCGTAAGCGGCGGGCTCAATAAACGGTAGTGTCACGTAGGGCAGGTCTTCAAGTGCTCCGAGTAACTCAAAGCTGCTGGGTTCGCGAAGCGAGGCAACAACCTTTTCCATCTCCTTATAGCCAGAGGGCGCTCCTGCGTCACCATACAAAATAAACTCAGGCGTCACCTTGTACAGTTTCGCCAATTTTGTTAGGACGTCAACCTTTATTTTGATATTTGGGTCTGACTCCCAATAAGTTATGCGGGACGAGCTACGCCCTACCGCCGCTGCAACCTGCCTTACTGTGTAGCCTAGCGTTTCGCGCAGATAAGCAAGGCGCGTTGCTTGGTTTTGTTTTGGCGAGGTAGTCATTCTGGCTGAAGTGGTAGAGAAAATCATGTTTTGCAGTACAAAGGTGGAGGTTTCGCAATAAAACGAAATAAATTATTTTCAGTTGTATTGTTTGTCCTGTTTTGTCTCCTATATTTGTAACACCCTAACAAAACGCAGCATGAAAGACAACGAGAAGTACAGCGTGGTGGTGTTTGTCCCTAGGAGGGTGCAGACCATCTTACATAACGAGCAGGCGCGCAGACGACTAGCCGGAAAAAAGCAAACCGTTGCTGAAATAGCTAGTGAATTGCTCACCTCTAAGGCAGAGGAGGCTCAGGGCGACACCTAAAAAAATTTGTCCCAGTTGTACTGTTTTGCTTCTATTTTACTGTTTGTACTCCTCCTGCAATGAACGCCGTACTCTCCTTCACCCTGCCAACAGAGCAAATCGTCGCAGTGAATTTGAACCTGCGCGACCCCAAAGCTGCCCACTTGCTGGAGCGCCTAGCTGGTGCCACGGGCGAAGGCCAGCGCCGGGCCGAAATCGAGCAACGCACCTATCACATGGGTAGCAAGCCCACCCTAGGGCTCGACTACGACGACCGCCTGACGGCCCGCCTCGGCTGCTGCGCCAGCGTCGCCTACGACTACCTGAGCATGGAGCACAAGCGCGGCGGCATTCGCCACACCCGCCTTGGCAAAAAGTACCACATCACCGAACGAGCGGTGCGCGAGTGGGAAGGCGATATGAAAGCTGCTGCTTAACCCAGCAATGTCCCCGACCACTTCACTCGCCCCCAGCATTCAGCGCGTGCTCTTCCGCAGCGCCCTTGCCGCCGCAAAGTCAAAACGCCAACAAGGAGCAGCCCCAGCGGCCACCCTCGCCCTACTGGCCCAGGCCCGCCGCTACCTCCACCTGACCTAGCACAAAAAAGCCCCAGCTACGCCAATAGCCAGGGCCCTCAACCACTTCTCTGCAAAAGTAATACGCTTCAAGCAATTACCTAACTCAACCCACTTCAACGCCATGAAAGTCGCCACCGCCACCCCGATTGATTTTGATGCCCTTCGCAACATAGACTCCGTGCACGATGCCGGCTTTAAAGCCCAGCACCTAGCTCGCCGCCGCGCCCATTACGCAGCCCTCTTTCAGCGCTATCAAGACGCTGTTGCGATTAATGATGAGGAATATGAGGTGAGCATCACCATTCGCAGCGTCTCCAAGTCACTGACCCTCACGGCTGCGGAGTCTGATGCCGCCTTCGACATCACGGCGATATATGAAAAGCTGGGCAAAAAGCTTGACGCGCTCAAGGATGAGATTATCGACCTGCTGACTGATGAGAGCATAGAGGATAAAAAGGGATGCTTTGCCGGTACAGATGACCCGCTCATGCACCAAGCGCACAACCTGTGCATGCCTCAGCAATCCGCCGATGAGAGCTCGGCACAACCCGCTCCCACCCGTCGCGCTGCCTAGCTTATTTCTCTATCAGCCTCTAATAATCAACCATTTCAGCCATGAAAGTTGCCCCTAAAACTTCCGAACTGCCTACCCTTGCCAAAATTGGTAGCGGCTATGAGACCAACCTCAACGCCACCCTGGCTAACCACTGCCGAGAAGAATATGCCCGCCTTTATAAGCAGTGGGATACCCTCAATAGAATGCACATTGTGGGCTTTGCGGAGCTAACAATCAAATCCGCAACGGGTGACATTACTATCTCCGTAGCTGGTGCTGACACCAGCAAGATTGGCCTTATATACACCGAGTTAGCCGAGATATTGGCCGTCCGGCTATCATCCCTAGAGCATGAAATCATGCGCTACGAGAAGGATTCTCACGAGGAAGAAGCTGATGAGCGCGAGGGCCTCGGGGCAAGAGCAGCGGTGCTAGGTTTTTGCCTACCGATGCGCCCGCTAACGGATGATGAGTTTTTGGCCCTTCCCGCTGAGGGGCGCCGCGCCTACGACGAGACGGGCGCCGCCGAAGTGAAAGCCGCCTAACGCAGCCCTGCGAGGTGTCACCAATACGGTGACACCTCACCCTAGGCCACCCACTGCTTACCCACCCGCCTCGTGACTTACCTAGACTATATCAATCAATTCTGGCGCAAGGACCGCGAGTTCTTTTTCAAACCAGAGGAAGTAGCCATCTACTTCCGGCTGCTTGATTTGCCAATACCATAGGCTGGAAGGAGCATTTCAATCTTTCTCTTGACCGTCTCATGTTGGAGGTGGGCATTAAGAGCCGCAAGCCTTTTGACTCAGCTCGGCAGCGCCTGCGGGAGGCGGGGTTGCTGGAATTTGAGAACGGCAACGGGCGCGGATGTACTACGAAATACACGCTTTCGGGCTTTGAATCTACCCCTAAAAGGGGGGCAAAAAACACCCCCCTTTCGGACACCCTTTCGGGACAAGTTTCGGGAAAGATTAAGGAAGGTTTCGGGAAAGAAAAAGGCGCAGTACATAAGACTAAGATTAAGAGTAAGAATATAGAGGCTAACGCCTCTGCAAGTGGGGGTAAAAATTCTTCTTCAAAAGCTTCTCAAAAGCCCGCACCCGACCTAGAGCCGTGGGCTGCTTGGCTGGCCGAAAACGCCCCGAGGGTGCAGCAGATGAAAACGCCCCTTACCGCCAAGCAGTGGGCTGGCTTGGTGGACACCTACGGCGAGCCACTGGTGCAGGAGGTGATGACCGCAATGGAAAACACCGCCGTGCTGCTGAGCAAATACACCTCGGCCAACCTTACCGCCCGCGACTGGTGCAAGCGCCGCTGCCCGAACGGCGTGCCCCCCAAACCCAGCGCTTCGGCAGCGCCAACTGCCGAAGCCCCCGAACTGAATCTGGAATTCTTAGCCCAGCAGCAAGCAGCGGCCGAAGCCAAACGTGCTGCCCGCCGGGCTGAGTTAGCTGCCGCCGCTTAACCACTTCACCCACATGCAGCCCACTACCACCTTCCCCGACGAAGTAGAGCGCAACCAACTTGCCGCCCAGCTAGAGGAGCATCTGGAAGCTCTCAACGCCTACTGCGACCAAGAGCCCCCGCCCGAGCGAGCCTACCAAATCAATGAGTTTATCGCCGCCCTCGGCCAGTATGACCAAGCCACCGAGCGGCTACTGAGCAATTACCGGCAGGCGCTCGAAAAGGCCGAGCGGCCCGCCCCCCAACCGGTGCCCACACTAGAGCAGGCCATCCTCGCCAAGCTGAGCCCCGAGGAACTGCTGGCCCACCGCGAAGCCGACCCCGTGTACCGCCTCGGCTTTATGCGCGGCCAGCGCCAAACCGAGCAGAAGTACGAGCGCCTCGTGAGCCTCTACGCCCAGTACGCCCTCATCGTGCCGCCAGCCAGCTACACGCCCTCGCCCCTCGTGGCTCGTGTACAGCGCTTCACTGCTGCCCACCTCATGACTGGTGCCCGCTTCCCACTACCCATTCGCAAATCACTCTTTTTCAGCACTCCCCATGCTCAATCCTAATTCCACTAAGCGCAAGGGCTATGACCCCTCAGCCGCTAGCAAGGGCACGGGAGGCGTACTGCCAACCATCCCCGACATCGATAAGGCCCTGGCGACGCTGGATGAGGCGACCTGGGCCATCATGGAAAAAGAGTACCACGGTGGGCGCGAGCGGGGGCAGACGACCAACAACAAATACCTCGACCCCTACTTCAAATGGATGCCGAGCTATACCAACGTGATAACCGGCTGGCCGGGGCACGGGAAGACGCAGCTATTCTTCGAGTTGCTGCTGCTGAGAGCCGCCTACGACGGGAAGAAGTCGGTAGTCTGGCCCTCGGAAAACCTGCCGCCGAAGCGCTTTTACCAAGGACTGATACACACCCTGACGGGTCGCCCGCCCGACAGGTCGCAGGCCAACTGCCTCAGTATGCCCGAATTCAAGCGGGCGGCCGACTTCATCCGGGAGCACTTCATTTTGCTCAACCCGCCCACGGGCATGCCTTACACCCCTGCCCATATGCTGGCCTACTTCGAGCGGGCCATTGCCAAGTACGGCGGAGCCGAAAAGGAGAAGGGCGGAATTGCCCACTGCATGCTCGACCCGTGGAATAAGCAAGACCACACGGCCAAGGTGAAGCTGGGCGGCGATGAGAGCTACCTGATGCACGCAATGGGCCTCTGCACCAAGTGGAGCATGGATACCAACCAATGCCTGGTTATCACGGCCCACCCGAAGCGCCTAGATGAAATGAAGTTTGGGCAGACACGTCCAGTACCGGATGGAGCCAGCATCAGCGGCGGGCAGATTTGGGAAAACATGCCCCACTACATCGGCGCCATGCACCGGCCCTTCAAGCACATCCCGGGCAACACGGAAGCGGCTTTCTACTCTCACAAGTGCAAGGATGAGCGCTACGTGGCCAAACTCGGCTCGGTGGGCGGGTACGGACTGGACGGTATCCCCCCAATGGTGCCGATTCACTGGCACGAAATCACCAACCGCTACCACTGGGGGCATGAGCGTTGGAGTCCGCTCGATGATGAGCTGGTAAGCGACATCTACGCCACTCCCAAGGCCGTGCCCGCCCCGCAGCTATTCACCCAGGCCGCGAAGCCAATGCCCGCCGAGCAGCCCCTACGCACCAGCATGGCCACCGGTGCCGCCTTCGAAGCCGAAACGTCCGAGGCTCCCACCGAGCGCTTTGGACCCCGTCAAATCACCAGCGCCGACTTGCCATGAGCTACCCCCACCTGAGTCCCGAAGCGGCCAACGAGTGCAGCCAAGCAGCTTACGCTTATTCGCCCGACTGCTACTGCACCATTTACTGGGCTTGCGCCGACTACCTACCCCGCCCACAATACCGTGGGCGGCCCACCAAATGGCTAGAGGTAGCGGTGTGGCGCTGCATTGGCCCCGAGCAGCCTGACCGCTTCGTGGTCGCTGCCACGGGCGACACTGGCCCCGAGGTGCTGCGCCACCTACAAGCGGCGCTGGCTGAGCTAACCGCCAATCCGCAGCGCGACCTCTCGCTGCTGGCCAGCGCCGAAGCCCAGCAGCAACTCAGTGCGGCCCTGCGCCACCCAATGCTCGGGGCCGGGATGCTCCTGCACACCCTCGACAAGCTATTGCCCAACCTACCCGCTCATCAGGTATTCGACCTGACCAAGCGCTTGCAGCGAGTAATCGGCAATCGGGTAGCCGATACCTACCAGCCGCCCAAGGGCAACGGCTGGATAGCCACCGCCGCCCAGACTACCCAGGAGCTAAACGCCTGGCCTCACTGAGCACTCCGGTTTTCCGGTAAACTCCGGAAAACCGGAGCTTACCGGAAAACCCCCAAGCCTCGCTCCACCATTCGGAGGAACGATTGACAATCAATTTCTTATCCATCTGGATAAAAAGTAAAATCCCTTCAACCACTTCACGCCATGCGCTACGACATTTTAGAAAACATCAAGCCCGAGGAAGGACAAGAGCTTGACAACCTAGGCCAGCTATTCAACGCCTACATGGGTCGGCTGTCTATGCTGGAAAGCTCCGTCTTCCCACGCGAGACAATGCGCGAGTTTCGTCGGCTCTGGACAGCAGACGGCGCTTTCAAGCTGACTAAGCGAGAGAGCAAACAGCAAAAGCACCTCACCTCCTTTATCCCGCAGTTCTATCACCTGCAAATCCTGAGCAACTCGCTGCATGACCTGCACCGCAATGTCAACGGGGCGATTGCCAAGCTAAGCGACTTCTTCACGACATACGAGGGAAACATGAAGCGTTATGCGATTGAGAACCGCATGCGCTGCATTGAGGAGTATGGTAGCGATGAGGATAGCGACTGGTATCGGGAAAACGAAGAAGACGAAAACGAGCCGTGGAAAGTCGTCTATAAAGAGGATAAAAAGAGTCTAAAGCATTACACCATTGCGGAAGACATAAAGCAATTCTTTGCCAAAGCAGACTGGCGAGGTGAGCATATCGGCAGTTCGGAGGCGGAGGATTTCTGGTGCTACACACAGATGGTCGGGCGTAGCTCAGGCTTCAATCCTTTCAAGGCTATTGCACGCTTTACAGGGGTCGAGCTACCAATCTATCGGCAGAACGAAGCCGGTGAGATGGTGCCACAATCGCAAGCCGACCAGTTGGAAAGCGAAGTAAATGACGAGTTGCGCGACGTGCGGGTGGCCTGCTACTTCGACCAGATACTGCGCCGGCTGACCGTGGCAGCAGACTGCTATAACGCTGTCAAAAAAAGCGAAGACTACTCCACGCTACTCGGACAATTAGAGTCCATCCGTGACTGCATAGGCCTGTTGGAGCCAGTCAAGCCCTTCAACGATTGACAAATCTGTCAAACGAACCATGAACGACGGATTAGACACCGCCTTGGTACTTGCTGGGCTTGACGAGAAGCCCAGCAAGCAGTACCGCACCAGCCCCTACACCGTGCGCCAGTACACGGCCCTGCCCTACGCCGAGCGGCGCGCGGTAGATGCAGCCTGCGACGCACAAGCCGGCTTGGTCTACAGCCAATACAACGACGAAACCAGCGAAAAGCCCTACACCGTGGGGCGTGCTACCAAAAAAGTAAAAGGTGCCCAGCCAGCACCTTTTAAAAGCGCCCCGCAGGCGCAATTAAAAATGAATGTCGAGACGCCCACCCACCAATTCAAATCTGAATTGGTGGATACCATAACCCTCATTTCTCAACCCTCTAGCCCCATGTCTGCCTACGTTCACCCCGCCCCCTCGCCAGCCCTGCACTACCTCAACACGCCCGAGCTCATCGAGCACGACGAGACGCACCCCGACAACGAGCACACCAGCGCGCTGCCTGCAGTAGACCAAAAAGCAGATTTGCTTTCTGCCTCTGCTGAGTCCATCGTGGTAGGGCACTATGACATCGTAACCGTGGCCGGGCACTACGTCAGCCTGACTCACTCCGACGAAAGCACGGAGTGGACCCACTGGGGCTACAGCCCCTTCCTCGGCGGTGATACGCACTCATTCGCCGTGAACGAGAGTACTGGCCAATACAAATGCTTCACCAGCCTACGCTCGGGCGGTGCGGTGGACTTGGTGATGTTCATGGAGGAAATCAGCCAGCAGGAGGCAGAAAACTGGCTGGCTACCACCTTCCCCGAGCCAATGGCTACCAACTCGGACACCGTGTCCGAAGTGTCCGACTCCACCCCTGCCCCCTCCCCCGAGGCACCCGTGGCCATAGAGAGCGCCGTGTACATGACTACCAATTATGACTTGTTCCACCTATTACCCCAGAACCGGGCAGTAAATCAAAGTCATGTTCGAGTACTGGTAACGCAAATCAGCGAGCGCAACCTACTGCACACCCAGCCGCTGGACGTAACAGCCGATATGGGTATCATCGACGGCCAGCACCGCCTCGCCGCCGCCCGTGAACTAGGCGTGCCAGTCTACTATAAGATTGGGGAGGAGCTGAGCGAGACAGACATTACGGCGCTGAACGTGGCGCGAAAAAACTGGGCGGGTACTGATTACCTCCACTTCTATACGGTCAAGGGCAAGCCGGATTACATGGCGCTTACTGCCTTCATGGAGCGCCACCCGATGCTCAGCTTCAGCAATGCCAAAATGATGCTGGGGGAGAACCAAAAGGGCAGCATTGAAGACTTCCGTCGAGGAAAATGGAAGGCCGGCCAAGCCTACAAAGCTGAGCAAGTAGCCGAGTTTATTGAGCGCATCGCCGCCGAAGTCAAGTCCTTCAAGCAGCCCACGCATACTGGTTTCGTGGCCGCCGTGCATCACTGCGTGACATCCGTCGAGGGGTTTGACACCAAAGAGTTCATGCACAAGATTCAATTAAATCCGCGCATGCTCGTGCCCTGCGCCAGCCTCAAGCAGTTTCTGCAAATGTTTGAGGAGGTCTACAACTTCCGCACTAGCAATGAGAAGCGGGTGCGCTTCCTATAGCCATAGCAAATCAGTAGTAGGGGCCCGCTACTTAGGGGCGGGCCCCTACCAGTAGTTTATTCTTCGACAATACTTATGGCTTACCTGCATCTAAAAAAGACCCGCCCCGCCCGCTACGTGGGCCAAGTGGCAGACGAGAAGCAAAGCAAGCGCCGCTTAGCTCTAGGCATCCCCCCGATGGCCCTAGTGCCCGATAAGGACTGGGTATGCACCAACTGCGGTGGGCCCTGCTCTGAGGCGGAGTACCGAAACAATCAGCACCGGTGCGTGAAGTGCTGGCTTAAAAGCTAAAGGACACTATGGCTGCCCCTCTCATTATCCCCGACTTTATCAAGCAGGCCCGCCTTGCCGCCCTAGGTGCTGGTATCGCCTGCGGCCCTGATGACCCCGCCACCGTGGCGCTCATGCTGGCGGCCGTGGCCTACAACCGCATTCCTCAGGTCAATAAGGCCGAGATGCTGCGCCAGGAGTGCGCCCAGGCTCAAGAGAAGCTATTAACTGCCAGTAGTAACCTACAGGCCGAGCGCCTAAAGAACGAGCGCCTGCAAGCCGATATAGCTGAACTACGAGCCGCAGGGATGCCACCCGAGGCCCTGGCTACTTATAGGGCTGCCAGTCGGCAGCAAAGCGCTCTGATGAAGGAAAACCACCGCTTGCGACAGGAGGTGCAATCACTCAAGCAGCCGAAGCCCAGAACGCTATGGCGGGCAGCGTAACGCATCTACGTTACGGCATTCCATAAATACGCGAACTCGCGCTTTTACCGAACTACTTGAAGTTCAGCATACTCCATAAAAGTATAAAAGTCTACATTTATGAAATACCCAGCCGCTTCATCTTCCGCCGCTGCTCCTGCACAAAGGCCGCCTCCACCTCGTCAGGCAAGCACCCATCATCGGAGGTAAGGACCTCGACCTTGCGCGGGTGCAGGCAGGCAAACAGCAGCGCGATTAACAGCCGCCGCACTTGCTCGGGGTCGTTGAGCATGGCCACGTCTGCCGGCCGCTGGTGCCCGAACATGATGTGCCGCCTGGAGTTGCGGCGATTGGCCTCCAGGCAGGTGCAGCTGGCCGCGGGCAGGCCTTCCACGAAGTTCGCCGCGAAGTGATGCTCCTCAACAGAGAGCCCCCACCCTGAGGCCCGCCACCACGCCCACTCTTCGGGGTAGTCGCTGAGCTTCACCCGTTCCGATGCCTGATACACGCACAGCTCCCGCGCCCGCCCCTCGGTCAAGGGCACCCGCTTTTTCTCCGCATCAGCCACCAGCATCAGCTTCCCCGTCTTGCCTCGCTCGACATGCCACAGGTAGCACGTGCTGGATGTGTAGTGAGGCGGGTGCCACCGCCGGGCCTGCAAACGGCTGTCTTCGAAGATGGGGTCGCCTTTACAGTCAGTGGTAAAGAGCGGCAAAACCTTGGGGGTGGGCTTGGTGGGAGTCATAGGCCCTAAACATACATATTCCCCTCGATTTAACCATGCTACGAACTGCCGCCCGCGTCGACGCGAACCAAGCCGAAATAGTAGAAGCCCTGCGCGGCATTGGCGCCAGTGTGCTGCTGGTATTCCAGCTAAAAAACTGTTTCGACCTATTAGTCGGCTATCGCGGCAAGAACATCATTCTGGAGGTGAAAGACCCCAGCCAGCCCCCAAGTAAGCGTCAGCTCACAGCGGGTGAGGCCAAGTTCAAAGCCGAGTGGCGGGGTGGTCCTTACCATATCGTGCATACCGTCGAAGAGGCTATAGAAGTGATAACAGCACGCACGTAACAAAACAGAACTAAATACGGTTTACTTATTGTATATCAGACTATTATATTGTAAATTAGTCTCCTAATCTATCTTGCTTATGCCACCCATTCAAGCACCACTGCCACCTCGCGCCAGTAAGTCAACTCCTACACAGGTATTGATAGTGCCAGCTTATGACCCGCATGCGTACCCGCTACAACCTCCCCCATTACCAACTGCTACCATTACACCAGCCGGTACACTGTATCTGTCGAAGGCTTTTGCGCAAACACTGGACCTACACGCTGGGCAGGCTATAGATTTAGTACCCCCACCTCCGGGTAAAGCGTACTGGCATTTGGACCTACGGCCGGAAGCTACTGGTCGCCTTGACTGGTCTGGGTCTATCTCTACTCGCCGCCGGGCTCAATCCCCCCGTGTGCGCCATATCCTGCCAGCGGAATACGTGAAGGAGAGTCTCACACTAGTGCTGCTGCCAGGTGAGCCCTACCACAAAGGCTATTATCGCTTACTTCCCGCCCATGCCCTCGCTGCCTAAGTCTGTGCGCCGCCCCTGGCAGCCTGCCCCTGCTAAGCGCGTCTACCAGCAGCATGCGGCCCGTGATAGCCGCTACGACACGGCAGCTTGGCAGGCAGCCCGCAAAGCGCAGATAGCCCGCTGCCCATGCTGTGAGCTATGTGCGGAGCAAGGGCGCGTAACCCCTGCCACCGTAACCGACCATATCAAGCCCGTGAGGCTAGGCGGCGACTTCTGGCAGCCTAGCAACCACCAAAGCTTGTGCCGAGCCTGTCACCAAGCTAAGAGTGCGTCAGAACGCACGCAAATCGCTCCTAGGGGGTAGGGGGTCGAAATCCTCAGGCGTCATCACCTCTACACCGTAGCCCTGAGTCAAATTTTCACGCTGTCAGGTTAGACTCTTTTTTCATAGATTGTATTTTACAAACATTTATTGCATTATGCCAGGCCCACCCCCCAAACCAGCCCGTCAGAAGCTCTTAGAGGGCACCCACCGCCGGGACCGCGAGGCACCGGGCGCGTTGGACTTCGACCCTACCAAGGACCTGCCAGCACCCCCAGATGACCTGCGGCCGGATGCTGCCCGGCAGTGCTGGGAGGTGTGCGCGAAGGAGCTGCACGCCAAGGGCATGCTGGCCACGGTCGACCTGGCGCTGCTGCGGGCCTACTGCTACCAGACGGCGCTGATGCTGGAGGCCGAAGAGGAGCTGGAGCTGAACGGCAAAACCGAAACCCGCTTCACCGCCAACGGCTCGCACCAAGTGCGCTCGCCGTGGGTGGCCATCCTCTCGGATGCTACCGAGAAGGTGAATAAAATCGGGCAGCAGTTCGGCTTCAGCCCGGCCAGCCGCACGCGCATCAGCACACCGGAAAAACCTAAGGAGGACGCTAAAAGCGGCTTTGCCGTGTTTCGTAAATGAGCAACTTGTCTGAACACTCTACGGCCCAGATAGAAGCTGAACTGGTGCGCCGCGGCCAACGCCGCGAACAGATTTGCCCGACCTGCAACGCGTGGGCGGCCTATATGGGCTGTTCGCGTAGCTGGCGGGAAGAACTTCACTGCTGCGGCTGCCGGAAGGCTGTGGCGCTTTGCACCTGCCGTAGATGAGCAAGCCCCGCAACTATATCGCCATTGCCAACCAGTACATCGACGACGTGCTCAGTGGGCGCGTGCTGGCGTGTGAGCTGGTGCAGCTGGCCTGCCAGCGGCAGCGCAACGACCTGCAGCGCGAAGGCACCGACGAGTTTCCCTACTGGTTTGATGAGGAGGAAGCGGGCAAGCCCTGTGCTTTTATTGAACTGCTTCCCCACATTGAAGGCGAGTGGGCCAAGAAAAAGCTAAAGCTGGTGCTCGAGCCCTGGCAGATATTCATCATTACCTGCCTGTTTGGGTGGCTGAAAGAGGATGGCAACCGCCGCTTTGTCAAAGCCTACATCGAGGTGGCGAAAAAGAATGGCAAGAGCGCCCTGGCCTCGGGCCTGGCGTTGTACATGCTGGCTGCCGATGGGGAGGAAGGCCCGCAAGTGTACTCGGGCGCTACCCGCCGTGAGCAGGCGGCCATCACCTGGGAGGTCAGCCGAAAGATGGTCGAGAAATCGCCGGACTTGCAGCGTGAGCTGGGGGTAAAAGTGAGTGCCAATACTATCTACTGTGAGCTAAACGGCGGCTTTTACCGGGCGCTCAGCAAGGAAAAGGGGGGCAACCAGGACGGCATTAACACGCACTTTGGGCTGGCCGACGAGCTGCACGCCCACCCCAAGCCCGACCTGGTGGAGAACATGGAAACCAGTATGGCCGCCCGGGCCCAGGCTATGTTGTTCCAGATAACCACGGCAGGCTTCAACCTGGCCGGGGTCTGCTTCAACACCCGCGCGCTGTGCGTGAAAATTCTAAAAGAGGTAGTCGACGCCGAGCACTACTTCGCCATCATCTTCACCATCGACGAGGAAGATGATTGGACCGACCCCGCCGTGTGGCCGAAGTCCAACCCCAACTGGGGCGTCTCCATCGACCCCAAGAAGTTTGCCGCCGAGGCGGCCGAGGCCAAGGCCGACTCGACCAAAGAGGGCTACTTCGTCACCAAGCGATTGAATGTGTGGCGCAACGCCAAGGCGGCCTGGATGAACATGATTGCCTGGAAGGCCTGCGCCAACCCGGCGCTACGGCTGGAAGACTTTACGGGCGAAGAGTGCTACGTAGGGCTCGACCTCGCTAATTCAACCGACATTGCGGCCCTGGTTTTTATCATCATTCGCGGCAACCAAGTATTTGTCATTCCGCGCTTTTACCTGCCGGAAAGCGAGGCCGAAACCGGCGAGGGTGCCCACTACGCCGGCTGGGCCATTGATGGCCACCTGACCCTGACGCCCGGCAATGTGACCGACCAAAACTTGATTCAGGACGACTTGCGGGCCGCGGCCAGCGTGGTGCACATCAAGGGCATGGCCTACGACCCCTGGCAGGCCAAGAAGTTCGCCACCGAGATTGAGCAGGAAGGTATCTCCACTATAGAGTACCGCAACACGGTGCCCAACTTCAGCGCGCCGATGAAGTCCGTGTTTGCCATGGTGAAGGACGTACTTACGGCCGAGGGAAAGCGCAGCGCCAAGAACTACCAGCTAGTGCACGACGGCAACCCCGTGATGGGCTGGATGATGAGCAACGTGGTGGCTAACATTGACGCTAAGGATAACATCTACCCGCGCAAAGAGCAGGCAAAGAATAAAATCGACGGGCCGGTAGCGCTCATCATGGCCGTGGGTGCCTGGGGTGGCTTCGAAGATGCTCCCAGTAGCATCTACGAGGAACGTGGACTGCGTGTGCTTTAGGGCTTGCCCCTAGTTTCCCCCGCCCAAAATTGCAGCCCGCCTAGGCAGCGTCGGAGCTTTGACACAGTTCAAGCCCGACGCTGTGTCTTTTTGGTCTAATCCCTTTTCGCGTTCCTCTGCCACCCCGCTGCAAGCGGCGGTGTCGGTAGAGCGTGAGCAGCGCAGCACCAGCACCGAGGTGCAGGTTAGCACCGAGAGCAACGACGCCCGCCTGCTTGGCATACTAGGCTTTGGCGGTGGTAGCGTGGCCGGTGTGCCGGTGAATCAGCAGACGGTGATGAGCATTGCCGCGGCCTATGCTTGCGTCAACAACATCAGCCAGGATATTGCCGGGCTGCCCTGCCAGCTATTTCGGCGTGACGCCGGGGCGCGCACGCCAGTGGATGAGCACCCCGCGGTGCCCTTGCTCAATCTGCAAGCCTGCGGCCTGCAAAACGCCTTCCACTTCCGCCAGTCCATGACGGCGCTCACGCTGTTGCGTGGCAACGCCTACGCCCTGATTGTACGGGCTGGGCGGCTCAAGCCTGTGCAGCTGTTGTTCAAGCACCCCGACGAAACGGATGTGCGCAAATCGGGCGGCCGGCTGTGGTACAAGTTCAGCGGCGACCCCAAAACCTACGCTGACTACGATGTGCTGCACCTCAAGGGCCTGAGCCTCGACGGGGTAATAGGTGTGAGCGTCATTCACTATTTCCGCGAAACGTTTGGCAAAGGCCTTGCCGCCAGCAAGAGCCACACCAACTTCTACCAAAACGGGGCCCGCCCCTCGGGCGCGCTGGAAAAGGCGGGCGTGCTCAGCGACCTCGCTTACACCCGCTTGCAGGCATCTTTCGCCGCGCAGTATACCGGTGTAGAGAATTCTGGCAAGCCGCTGATTTTGGAAGATGGCCTGAGCTACAAGTCCATCAGCCTGACGCCCGAGGATGCCGAATTTATCAGCACCCACAAGCTGACGCGCTCCGACATTGCCAGCATTTTCCGCATGCCGCCGCATAAAATCGGCGACCTAGAGCGCTCGACTAACAACAACATCGAGCAGCAGAGCCTCGACTACGTGGGCGATACACTGCTGCCTATCCTGCTGGCCCAAGAGCAGGAGTACCGCCTCAAGCTGTTGCGCACCGATGAGGTGGCTACGCACTATTTCCGCCACAACGTGTCGGCGCAGCTGCGCTCTGATGCCACGGCCCGCGGCAACTTCTACGCCAAGCTCTTCCAGGTGGGCGCGTTTAGCCCGAACGACATTCTGGCTCTGGAAGACCGCAATGGCATCGGCGAGGCCGGTGACGAGCGCTTTATCCCCGTCAACATGGCGCCCCTCAGTCGCATTGGCGAGCTGACCGATGCCCAGATTGCCAGCCGCAAGGCGCCGGCTACTCCACCCGCTAATACGCCGCCCCCGGCCCCTGAAAATGATTAAGCTGCCCCAACTGCCGGAAGGCCGCGAAATGCGGCTGCTCGGTACTACGCCCACAATTGAGTACCGCACCGCTGATGGTGGCGCGCAACAACCCGAAGCTTTTGTAGGGCAAGCCATCGTGTGCGGTGTTCGCTCGGAGGTATTAGGCGGGCCCGGCTTCCGCTTTGTGGAAATCATCGACCCGCACGCACTCGACGAGGCCGATTATTCTAACGTGGAAGGCGTCTTCAACCACGATTCCAATTGCTTACTGGGCCACACCCGCAGCGGCAGCCTGACGCTGACCCGCACGGCTGATGGTGGCCTGAGCTACCGTATTGCCTACGACCCGCTGGATAGCGACCATGTGAAGGTGATGCGCAAAATCGAGCGTGGTGATGTGGTAGGCTCCAGCTTCATGTTCACCAGCGCCGAAAGCGATTGGACCAATGAGCAGACGCCCGACGGGGGCGACCTCTACGTGCGCACCGTCAGCAAAATCGCCAAGGTCTACGACGTGTGCCCCGTCACTAGCCCCGCCTACTCCGACGCTACGGCCGCCAAGCGCAGCCTCGACTCTTACCAGCAGGAGCACGAAGCCGATGCCCGCATGAAGGGCATGGGCAAGGACAAGAAAAAGGCGAAGCGCACCCTGACCGACGCTGAAAAAGCTGAGCAAAAGTTTCTGCAAGACATGATTCCCCACCATGAAATGGCGGTGGAAATGGCAACAGCAGCACTTAAAAAGATGGAAAATAAAGATATCCGCGCTTTTGCGCAGGAAATCATTGACAACCAAACTGCTGAAATCGACAAAATGAAGGAGTGGCTGGCTGCTTTGGACGAAGAGCGCGCCGCCCCTACCCACGATACCGATATGCGCGCCCGCGAGCTGGAGCTGTCCGCCTACTAAGCTTTTACACCCTCTCACCTTTTTTCTGCAAAAACTACTATGAATTACTTGCAACAGCTGCGTGAGCGGCGTGATGCGGCTGTTAAAAAAGCCAAGGATATCCACGATAAGGCAAAGGGCGAAAGCCGCAGCCTCAATGCGCAGGAAACCACGGACTACGACGCGGCCATGACTGAAGTGCGCTCACTGGCAGCTGACATCAAGCGGGCTGAAGAGCAAGAAGAACTGGACCGCGAAGCCGCTGGCAACACGCCGCCCATCAACACGCACAACACCACCGAGGCCCGCGACATCGCCAAGTACTCAGTGCTGAAAGCTGTGCGCTCGACGCTGCCCCCTAGCCACGACTCGTATCAGGAGCTTGGCGGCATCGAAAAGGAAATGCACCAGGAGGCCGTGAAAGAGGCTCGTGACATGGGTGAGGCGGTGAAGGGTGTAGGCATCCCGCAGATGCTCATCGCCCAGCGCGACAACTCTATCACCATGCCCACCCAACCCGAAGATGGCGGCGTGTTGGTGCAAAAGGAGGTGCGGCCCATCCTCGACTTTCTGCGCGCTAAGTCGGTCCTGCGTGACCTAGGTGTGCAGTTTCTGACTGGCCTGGTGGGTAATATCGGCATGCCCGAGATGTCGGCTGGTGCCGTTTCGACCTGGAAAGGTGAAGTAGAAACTCTCGATAAGTCGAACCAAAAGTTCACTGAGCGTGAGTTTTCGCCTAATCGCTTGGGTACGTTCGCTATCCGCTCGAAGCAGTTCCTCGCGCAGACGGCCCCTTCCATTGAGCAGATGCTGCGCAATGACCTGCAAAACAGTGTTGTGCAAAAGTTGGAGCTAACGGCCATCAACGGCCTGGGCACTGGTAGCATTCCCCAGGGCATTCTGCAAAACTCGGGCGTCAACCAAATCGCCCTAGGTGCCAACGGTGGCGCATTCACGCGCGGTACCATGATTGCCCTCATGGCGGCCGTGATGAACAACAACATCCCGCTCACGAACCCAGGTTTCCTGATGAACGTGAACACGATGGCCGCGCTCATGAACACGAAGGTTGACGTTGGCTCGGGCATCTTCCTGATGAACAGCATGGACAACCTAGGCGGCTACAAAGCAGCCGTTACCACGAACGTACCGGGCGACTTGACCAAGGGCACGGGCACGGGCCTCTCGGCGGCCATTTTCGGCAACTGGAATGACCTGCTTATTGGTCAGTGGGGTGGTCTAGACATCACTACCGACCCCTACACCCTCGCCACCGATGGCCAAGTGCGCATCATCATCCAGTCGTTCTACGACATCATGGTGCAGCGTGCCAAGGCTTTCGCGGTGGTGAAGGACGTGAACACGGCCATTAGCTAGTAAAACGCGCTTTTTAGGCTCAAAAAGCCCCGGCCGCCCTGTGCAGTCGGGGCCTTTTGGGTGCCAAACATTCCATTTTACCGCCCCGTTATGACCGCCAAAGCCGCCAATAAGCCTCTAAACGAGGCCGAGAAACCTGCTATTTCGGGCGAAAAAACGCCCCAAATCGTGCCAAATCAGCCCGTAGCGCCTCAAAACCCGGTGCCAGCGACTGAAAAAGACACGCCTGTGCTAATTCAGTACAGCCAGCCTGACCCCGCTACCATTCCGGCCCCAGTAGCCCCTGCACCCGCCGAAACTGAGGGCAATCAGGCGAAAGCGCTGGATTCAGTGAAGGAGGTAGTGAATGCTGCGCTTGATGCGGTGGCCACCACTACCGAGCCGGCCGCTACTGGCCCCACTACCAGCATCAAAGTACTGCGCGCGCACCCGAAGCTCGGCGCATTTGCGGGCCAAACCACCACCATCAACACGGCGCTGGCCACCGAGCTGATTAAGGAGGGCTTTGCGGTAGAAGCCTCGGCTGATGGCGAGCCCAGCAAGTTTGCTACCCCTACGGAGCCTCAGCTGAAGGCAGCCGAAGCCGCTTATGGCCGCTTCAAGGCAGTAGCGCAGGACGTCGACGGGGTAGACCTGATGCCTTCGTTCGCTGAGGCGCCCGAAGAAATTAAGTGCGCTTTTGTGGCGGCTATCGACCCATCTTATAATCACAAGGCCGAATAACCGCCCGTCATGCTGACCCTAGCCGACGCCAAAGCCCACCTGAAGCTTGACCTCACCGATACCAGTGAGGATGAGCTGCTGCAGGCCTACGTCGATTCGGTGCAGGCAGCCTTCGAAATCGAGAGCAAGCGTCGGTGGCCCGTCGAGGGTGAGCCGGCGCTTGTGACAGTACTCGACCCGACTACCGAGCCGCCTACTACCAAGTTCCTGGGCTACGTCGACCCGGCCGTGCTCAACGAGAAAGAGCAGAAGGCGGCTAGTCAATGGCTGCGCCTGGTGCTGGGCCACTGGTACGAGAACCGTGGCTCGGTAGCGGTGGGGCTGAACGTGACCGAAGTACCGCAGACGGCCAAAATGCTGATGAACCTAGTCCGAGTGCCTACGCTATGAACCTGTATCCTAAAAAGTTATATAGCACCGGCGTTTGGGGCGTGAAATATGTCACCCAACTCAGTAAAACGCCTACTTCGGTAACAATTGAGTTCAAAGTGACTCGCTGGAAAGTCTATTGCTGGGCTGCTTGGCAATGCATTAAGAGCCACTTCAAAAAATGAATTTCGGCAAGTTCGACCGCAAGCTGCTGCTGCAAAAGCCCACTGCCGTAGGGCAGGACGCTTTCGGCGCACCCGCCCCGGCTTCCTTCGAAGACGTGGCCACAGTGTACGGCGAGCAGAAGCCGGGCACCGGTACCGAGGCATTTCTAGCTCAGCAGCAAACCGCCCAGCAGGTCGTCACCTGGCAGATTCGCTATCGGGCTGACGTGGCCACAACCTGGCAGTTCGTGTGCGAGGGCCGCACCTATCAGATTACCGCTATTCAAGAAATCGGCCGGCGCGCTGGCCTGCTGCTAACTACTTATTCCCGTGGCTAAAAACTTATCCTTTGTCGGTATCGAGGAGCTAGGTCAAGTGCTCGACGGGCTAGCGGGCGATAAGAAGCTCAGCAACAAAGTAGTGCGGGGCATCCTCAACAAAGCAGCCAAGCCCATCATTGCCGAGGCCAAGAATCGAGTTTCTAAGGAAGACGGCGACCTAGAAAAAAGCATTGGCACCATTCCCGGTCGCGGCCGTGGTAAAGGCGAGCAGGTGTACGTCGGCCCCCGGCGCGGCGGGCGCTTCAAGGGCTACGCGGGCCACCTAGTGGAGTATGGCACCGCCCCGCACATTATTCGCGCGAAGGCGGCCGAGGGCAAGCTGCACCTGCGCGGCAACGTGTTCGTGGAAGAGGTGCAGCACCCTGGCGCTGCTGCTAAGCCCTACATGCGGCCAGCCTTCGACGCCAAGAAAGACGAGGCCATTGGCATTATTAAAGACGAGTGCAAAAACATTATCGCAGACGCTTTTAAATCAGTTTTTAAGTAGTGGAACCCGGCCAGCTCCTTTACTCGCTGCTCAGCCAAGCCCCGGCCGTAGCGGCCCTGCTCGACTACGTGGACCCGGTGAAGGGTTTGCAGCACCGCATCTACCCCGTGGTAGCGCCCCAGGGTACGCCTCGGCCTTATGTCTGCTTCCAGCTCATCAGCCGCGTGCCCGAGGCTGGTAGCTCGGCGCTCTGTCGCCTAGGTGACGTGGCCCGGCTGCAGCTCAGCCTCTTTTCAAAAGACACTACCGACTACGCCACGCTGGCCGCCATCACGGCCGCCATCAAAGCGGAGTTGGACTACGCCGAGCCGGAGCCAGGCGTGTACCTGGAGCCGGATAATCAGCACGACCACCACGACGAGCGGGCTATCTGCCTATTCCGCAGTCTGGACTACCGCGTCGAATTGCCCTAATACTTTCTCACCTTTTTTCTGCAAAAATTCTATGTCTTTAACAGTAATTAAGGGCTCCAAGGTGGGGCTCTATGTGGAGGTAGCTCCTGGCTCGGACACCTTCAAGCGGGTGCTCTGCGCCAATAGCTTAAACTTGGACGTGACCACGGCCGAGCTGACTACCGACTGCCAAACGGAAGAGGACGATGCGGGCGATTTCGCTGCTTCGGAGCCCGGTCAAATCAGCTGGACGGCTGGTGGCGAAATGACGCAGCGCGTGGCCACTGGCGCCGATGCCGACGCCAACGTGACGGCTGAAAACCTGCTCGACCTGCAGTTGGCTGGCACCAAGATGAAGCTGCGCTACCAGCTGGGCCAGCAAGCCAACGCACCAGTCTATGAAGGCACGGTATGGATTAATAAAAACGGCTTCGCAGGCGCCAACAAGGACAACGCCACCGCTTCAGTCGGCTTTACGGGCACCGGCCCGCTGCGCAAAGTAGTGCCTGCTGCGCCAGGCGCCTAAACTATCCGCTAGGTTTCTTCAGAAAACCCGCCGGTACTGCCGGTGGGCTTTTTGAGAAATCAGCTCATAGTCTTAAGTGCATACTCAAAAAAACGCTTCACTTGAGCGAGAGAGAGGTTGCTTTTTATAGAATTTGCCCTGAAAGAAATCACCTCAACATTACCTTTTACATAACCCTTAGAAGAGTCAATGCGGTCTAAGCTAGGGCTGTCTGGCTTGCCACTACTGTATCGCTCTCCTGACATGGACACCTTAAGCTCTATGCCCAGATAAGGGCAATGTGTCGGAATAACTATATCGCTCAGCTCAATATCAAAGGGCATTCCTGCTGTTGCAGCCCTGGCCTTAGCCTTAATCCACATGTAAGATTCTGGGCGTTGTGTTTTAAGTTTTTTATAGTACTTGGAGCGCAGGCAATAGCGGCAAGTAACGTTCTTGGGCTTGAATGCTGATGCTGGCAGATTTTCAAGACAAGCCTTGCATGTTCTGGTTTGTAAATCACTCATAAACAAATATAAGTAACAAAACCCTAACCCGCAAATGCGGGCTTTTTGGGCGAAAGCCATTCCATTTCTCACTCTTTTTTTCTGCCAAATGAAACTAGCAACCGACACCCCCAACACGGCCAGCGGCGAAGTACTACTTACTGTTGCCGGCACCCAGCACCCCGTCAAGTTTGACTTGAAGGTGATGCGCGATTGGAGCAAGCTCACGGGCAAAGCACCTAGCGAGTTCGGCCAGCTGCTCGCCGATGACTATCTCGAAGCGCTTACTAGCCTGCTGACGGTAGCTGTGCGCCGCTATGCGGGCCTACCCGCATTCAGTCAGGACGATGCCACCGACGTGATGCAGGACATGCTGCCAGCTGAGGCCGAGCTAGTAGGCCAAGCGATTGCCGACGCCACCCTCACGGTAAACCCTCTGCTGGCGGCCCTGAGCAAGCAGGTAGCCGCCAAGAGCGAAGCCTTGCAAGCCCCGAACTCGAATGGCAGCAACACCTCGACTTCGGCCTCGGCGAGCTAGAACTAAGCCCCAAGAAGTTCTGGAGCCTAACGCTCGCGGAGTTTGACCAAAAATGCCGTGGCTACCACCGCCGGGAGGTAGCCGCCTGGCAGCGGGCCCGACTGATTGCATTAGAAGTAAAAAACGGGCTACGGCCACCAGGTACCCGGGGCGAAACGCCCTACGAGTACCTGCCCCTGCCCAGTGATGCGGTGCCCGTCAGCACCGCGCCCACTACGGCCGAAGAAGTGAACGACCTGTGGGCTGAGTTAGATGCCCGTGACGCTGCTATCCTATAAGTTTCTATGTCTGATATCCTTGCTTCCGTTTCCGTAGTCCTGGGCGCCGAAATTTCGGCGTTCAGGGCTGCCATGGCTCAGGCCAATAAAGACCTGAAAGGGCTGCGGCAGGCGGGCGAGGCCATGAAGGATGTCGGCACCAGCCTGAGCACCTACGTGAGCCTACCGCTGGCTGCCCTCGGCACGGCAGCCGTGGCGGCCAGCGCCAAGATGGAAAGCCTGAAAAAAGGCGTAGAAGCCATCACGGCGGCCGACCTAGGTAAGCAGGGCATCACGGGCCTGGCTGGGTTGCAGCTCGCCGCCCAGCAGGCCGGCGACCGCCTAAAAGTGCTGGAAGTAATAGCCAAGGCACCCGGCATCGGTTTCGAGCAAGCGGTGGCCGGTGACATTCGCCTGCGCGCGGTGGGTATCAGTGCGCAGCAATCAGCTAAATCGCTCAAAGAATTTGCCAACGCTATCGCCACCACGGGCGGCGGGGCCAGCGAGTTCGACCGCGTA